AAATATAATGTTTATATTATTTCTAATGTTTATATTATTTCTAATGTTTATATTATTTCTAATATTTATAGTATTTCTAATGTTTATATTATTTCTAATATTTATAGTATTTCTAATATTTAATATTATTATAAAATCATATAATAATATACATAAAATATGCCAATAACTATGAAATTTCATAACCCAAATTCAAATAGAGCTAAAACACAAAAAGTAAAAAGCAAGAGTCCAATATCACGAGTTATAGAAGGCACTCAATTTGTTAAATCACAAGTGTCTCTATTAATAGATAGAATGTTTGCCATAGTTAAAACAGATTACATTGAGTCAGTTTGCTTTAAGGAAGCATATAAAAGAAATAAAGATATACAAAAATTTGTAGAAACACGCGCAGCAAATACAATAGCACGAGCCTATAAATCAAGAAAAGCAAAATTAGATGCGGCAACCACTGTAATATCAAAAGTCTATAAATCTAGATTTACAAGAAAAAATCTTGCATCAACTAAAATAGCCCAAGCATATAGAGCTAAACTCGACCTTGTTAAACATAATAAAGACATATCAGAATTGATGTGTGAAGGACTAACAAAAAAAGATGTATATAGAAAACAAATTAGCGATTTATTGGTAAGTCATGGAACACCACAAAAACTCAGTAATTTATATTTTTATTTTTGTAAATTTGGTAATAAACAGTTGGGCTATTCAGAATCATCAGAACTTACGTCTATAATACAAGAAATTGTAGGTTGTGTATTTGTAAATACTAGCTTTAAATCAACAAACTTTGATGGTATAATATTTAAACAAAGCAAATTTCTCAGTTATGTCGGTCATCCAATGCACGAACGCTCGAGTGATTATATGACAAGAAAAAGAAAATTTGGTAACGGCGATTACGAATTATTTTTTAGTAATGTTAGTTTAATTGAATCACAATTTATAGATTGCGAATTTTTCAATATTAAGTTTGGACCAGTTGACTTTTTTGATAGAAAAAATGTGGAAATTAATAATAAGCTACCTACCTTTAAAAATTGTAATTTTTATAAAGGGGCAATTATTCATGACAAGAGTAGTGGTCCGTCAAATTATATTTATAATTCGAGTATAGCACATAGCAAATATAATATGCATTTTTATAATTTAGCTGATTTTACGCCGTCACAGTCTTCAAAAGTAAATCCAGACGGAGCACTATTTACACCTATTATAGTAACAACATATCCTGCCGAAATAGTGTTTGAAAATTGTAAATTTGATAAAACAGAAATAAATAGTGAAAAGATTAATAAGCAAGGTAATAGGAATATGATGTTCTTAAATTGTATTTTTGAATCAAATATGTTTACAAGAGAAAAATTTAAGAATTATTACTTTAAAAAATGCACCTTCAACAATGTTTTCTTTATTGACTCTCAATTTGTGTTTAGTTCTTTTGAAGACTGTATTTTTAATGCTACAACATTTCGTGGAACAATCTTATCTGCTTTCGGGACTGTAAGATTTAAAAATTGTAAGTTATTAGAATGCAATTTCAATGTTGTGCGTTTTAGTCATATACCTGAATATAAATACAAAGAAACTGTAATATTTGATAATAGTACTATTATTAATAATAGTACGTTCAGAGAATGTCACTTTTCGTTATTTAAGTTCAATTTTGATTCGTTATATTCAAAAGATGCTAAAAGCGACACCAAACTAATGAATCTAAGAAATAACATATTTATTCAATGTAATTTATATGGAGTTAATTTTGATAATTGTGATTTAGAAGGAACGAAATTTAATGCATGGGCACGCGCAGATCATACTTTAATAGTTAATAAATTTAACTGGTTTGGTCATGTATTTATAATACACCCTGTTGCAAAGTTCTTTAATTATGGAGAAGATAAAACACGCGAATTTAAAGACTTATGTAATGAAATTAATCCAGACGGGTTTAAACTATTTCAAGAAGAATTTAGGGGTGTTAAACTTGCTAATAAAAAAAATCTTGCTTATTCTAAATGGAATCCTCCGACAATGTCGAACTATGCTATTATGAAATATACTGAATATAATGCTTTAAATATTAACGTTTTAAATTTTAGAAATCCAGCCTACAATATTAAGCCATATGATTATTTTGTAATGAGAGACCCAGATGCTATTGGAACAACCGTTTTTGTTATTATTGCTCCTGCGGTTAGTATGTTTAATAGCAACATAAAAAATTGTAATTTTCAAAGTGCTATTGGCTTTGAAACCTTTGATTTTACACAAGTTAAAAAAAACTATAAAAATAATCCAGATTTAACAGCGGTAAATTTTACAAATGTAAAATTGTTAAATGCTAACTTTAAAGGAACAAATATAGTCGGAACTATTTTTGAGGCAGCAAACATAGGAGCTGCCGATTTTAGAAACTGTGTCGCAAATGCTAATACATCATTTCAAAACACGACAGGTATAGAGCTTGTTCCATATCAACTTCAAAGACCCAATGGAACACTGTATATACAAGGTAGTAAAAATAATGATACGGGTCGCGAAATTGAATTTTCCGAAATTCAACAAGCCGCTAACGAAACTCATGCACGTATTAAATATATTGTTGATAATAAAGACAAATTATTTAAAGCATTTGAAGACACGGGTATACCACCAGCCTCAGACAGGCAATTTAGTAACACGTTAAATGCGCTTTTAATTAGTTCGCATGGAGGGCTAACTAAATATGCTGAAAAAGTTGTTATTAGTGAAACGGGCGAAACAATTATTGATTTTTTAGATAAATTAAGAACTAACTATAGTACAATATTACAGACACAAACAAATTTAACAAATGATAGTATGCTAGCTTATATTAAAAAGAATTTTCCGATTGCGTTAACTAATTATATTTCGTTCAAATTAAACTATAGCGAAGCGGAAAAAACGCTTATGTTAGCTAATTTAGTTCGCGCATTTAGTGACGAGTTTATGATGCATTTAGTTATGTTTAAACCAAGCTTAAACGGAAATTGGTGTTTCTTACAATTACTCACATTATCAGTAACATTTTTAATACTAAATACCGATTTATATATACATAATTTTATACAATATTATTTTAATGAAATATTTAATGCGCACGGAAAGGGATCGCCAAGTTGTACGCTGGGCATGGTTGAACGATGGATAACAGTCCATTCACAGGCGATGGAAGCATATTTGATGTTATTAAAAAAAAATGAAAGCGAATTGCGTGAATTATCAAGAGACCCTATACTATTTAATAAAATTATACATTATAATCCAACAAATCCTAAAATAAAAGATAGTAAAATCACATTAGATTATATTAAAGAGTTTAATAACTCATTTAGCAGCGAAAAAATACATAATAAATATATTATGCATGCATTCATAAATGTATTAAAACCATATTCAATTTTACCCGAAAACGAAGAAACAGATATTGGATTCGATTTAGACTATAATGTTAGTGCATTAATGCGGAAAAAGGGCGATGTATATATTAAAAAGAAAATAGATAGTGGAGCAATAAAATCATTACAAGACATTTATGATGCGGTTGTTGAAGTATTTCCATTATTAATTATAGAAAACAATTATATAACCCAAGAACGTGTTGCCCAATTAGAAGCCGAAACCAGACCACTACCTCAACAAATGTATAGAGAAAAGCGAGATGCACTATATAATTATGTTAAAGATGTTGAGGCCAAAGATTATATAATTGGACTAATGGGGTTCTTTTTAGTAGATTTAAAGAGAGAAGATATAAACACAACTGAGCTTGATAAGCTACAGCAAAAACTAAAAGAGTCAGGAGAAATAGAGATGGAAACACTTATTGAGTATTATGATGACGTTGACCCCACATTTGTAGGTGGCCAAAGAAGACGGAATAAGAGTTCAAATTCAAATGCAAGAAAAGCACGTGGACTATCCCCAAAACTAGAATATTCCTTGGAAACTTTGGTTGAGTCTACGTTAATAAATAAGCTAAAAGCAATGACTTTTGAAGAATTTAGTAAGATTAATGGGTCAAAAGAAGAAGACTATGAAGCGCTCTCTTCAAAATCTTCAAGTTCTTCTAGTTCTTCTAGTTCTTCAAAATCTAACTTGTTTAGTTTTGGTATAAATGATAAACCAATTATGTTAAAAAACGCGACCATTCAAGATAAAGCATATGTCTCTATGATTAGAAGTGATTATGATTCTATGAAAGAAAATTATAAGACCATGATTGCTAATATGGGAACATCACTATTTAAATCTGCATTTAATTCAACAAAAAATGCATCAATTTCTATGCTAAAAAACGTAGGAAGAACATTTAAACGAACAAGTAAAAATAAAGTTTAAAATTGAAATAAATAGTGTATATTAGTATATATATTATAACACAAATATTATATATACTATGGAGTTAACTAAACTATTAAAACAAGAACTTTTAGCAAAATGTGAAGAACTAGGAATTACTAGGTATGCTTCAAAAAATAAATCACAATTAATTGAACTTATTAATTCAAAACAAACAATAGAGGAAGACAATTCAAAAAAAGAAATACAAAACACACAAGTATATAATTTTATTGAAGTATGTGCTGGCGGAGGAGGGTTAAGTAGTGGATTGATTAAAGCTGGATTTACACCAATTTTACTGAATGATAATAACAGCGACTGTTGCAAAACATTGAAACATAATCATCCACATGCAAATGTAGTATGTGAGTCAATGGATAAAATAGATTATACGCAATATGTTAATAAAGTAGATTTATTAACAGGAGGTGTACCATGTCAATCTTTTTCGCAAGCAGGATTAAGAAAAGGCTTGGATGATCCAAGGGGTGATTTAATGATGAAATTTATTGAAATTTTGATTTTAATAAAACCAAAATTATTTATGATAGAAAACGTAAAAGGATTAGCAACACACGACAATGGTAAAACAATTGAAAAAGTATTAGAAACTTTAAATGCAAATAGGCTTTACAATATTAGTTATAAATGTTTAGATGCTTCTAAATATGATGTTCCACAAAAAAGAGAAAGAATATTTATTGTAGGTGTATTAAAAACAATAATACATACTTTTAACTTTCCAAATGAAAGTCAAAGAAAAAAAGTTTTAAAAGATGTGTTATATAATGTGCCATACTCAAATGGAGCAAAATATAATGAAGACAAAATAAGATTATTTAAAATGATACCTCAAGGAGGGTGTTGGATTAATTTACCCGATAATTTACAAAAAGAATATTTAGGAAATAGTTATAATTCTGGTGGAGGAAAAAGAGGAATATTATATCGTTTATCTATGGAAAAACCATCACTTACATTGTTATGTACACCGTCACAAAAACAAACAGAGCGATGCCATCCATTGGAAGAGAGACCATTGACATTGCGTGAATATGCAAGAATACAAACATTTGATGATAGTTATGAATTTATTGGAACACTAAATTCTCAATATAAACAAATTGGAAATGCTGTACCTGTTGAATTAGCAAAACACATGGGTGAAGCATTATTAAAACTATTATAATCATATATATTTATCATCATATATATTTATCATCATATATATTTATTAATAGTTGTTTTGACAAACTCAATTATTACATCTGTATTATCATTTAAAATATATTTTAGAAAAGCATATCCAATATGATGTTCTAATTCTTGCCCATCATGTTCTATTTTTTTAATAGAACCACTCAATGTTTTTTCTTCATTCTCCGCGTTTATATTGGCATAAATACAAACATAGTCGGGATTATTTTTCTTGAATTTTGCTAACTTATCAAGATTTGATTTTTTAGAGGATGAATTATCCGTATTTGTTCTATTTTTAAGTTCAATTGCAATTTTTTTAGTATGACATAAAATGTCAAGCCCTGTTTCGTGGCCAACTTTTAAGTTAATAAAGCCATCATAACTTCCCAAAACTTCTTGCCAAATTTCACCAATCTTCATTTGTCTTTGTTTTTCTTTTAATACTAATAATTTATGAATTTTAGAATTTTCGGTATCTAAAATGTCATATGTTAATGCCACATTTTGATGACGCAATAAAATAGTTTTAATACTATATTCTAATGTATTAAAATAGTTAGCTAAAGTAAATTGTGAAGTGTTCATTGTTATTATGTTAGGTTAATAATTTACTACTTATTTATTTAAGTAGTAGATTTCAATTTTTTTCTTCATAATCTTATAATCTTATAATCTTATAATAAATGTGAATTGTACTGGTTATTAACACAAATAAATTTAGTATTTGATGCCAACTCTTCTAAATTAGCACTATTTGTATAACTACATGTGCTTCTTAGTCCTCCCAAATAATTTTCAATAGTATTTTTTAGTGCGCCTTTATAAAGAACTTTGAGTTCACGTCCTTCGGAACTTCTATAATTAGTATTATTATTTGCCGCATAATTATTTTTCATAGCATAAGTTGAACTCATACCATAAAATAACTTATATTTATTACCCGTTTTTTCATCAATAACAATTTGACCAGGGTTCTCATCGTGACCAGCAAATTCACCACCAATCATTACAAAATCGGCTCCAGCACTAAACGCTTTTGCTAAATCACCAGGACAACTAATACCACCATCACTTAACACAAAGGATTTGTTTTCTTTATGTTGGTCATACTCATAATTTATGAGAAAGTTAGCGCGATTACTCTCTTTACACGCTTGAACGCATTCTAAAATACAACTAAGTTGTGGCATACCTACTCCTGTTTGAATTCGAGTAGTACATGCACTACCACCACCAATACCAACTTTAATAATGTCAATTTCTAAATCAGCTAATAACTCTATACCTTCAGCAGTGCATACATTACCTGCTACAATAATCTTTTCAGGATACTCACTTCTTAGGTGCTTACAAAATTTACTAAAGTTAGAAATGTATCCATTTGCTATATCAATACATATAAATTTACACTCAAAATTATCTAAAATATGTGTTAAATTTTTATAATCGCTACTGCTTATTCCTGTAGAAATCATAAAATAATCGGGATTTAATACACAATTACTATTGTCTTTATTATAATCTAATAAGTCTTGTAGCTTATGAAATTTATGAAGTGCAGTAATAATTTTATAGGTGCTTAATACTTTATAAACATCTAATGTTCCAATAGTTGTCATGTTTGCAGCAACAATAGGAATACCTGTCCATGATAGACCATTTTGAAAAAAAATAGTCCTTTCCAAATTAACCTCTTTTCTACTATTCAAATTAGATTTTTTAGGAAGAATTAATACATCTTTAAAATCAAGATATTTGTCCATTGTGTCAAATTTATAATAATAACTATTTTCACTCATGCTATTTATTAAATAATAAATATGTTTAAGTATTTTCAAAATATTATAATATGTTATATTAGTATTTATGCCGCTTGATCCAATTTTTAGTGATAGTGCCTTATTACAGGGCGTAAAAAATGACGGTTGTCCTAAAACAGCGACAGATGTTTCATATACAAGTTTACGAGGTGAACCAGTAGTAACAAACATTAGTGATAAAAAAATATGCGCACCTACTATGTTTGAAACTAACCAATTTTTAGAAAATACAAGCGGATGCTGCATTTTAGAAAGTAGCGAAGCAAATTGTACAGATGTTGCAAATGTTGATGCTTCTGAAGAAAATAATTATTATATGGGACTGCGATACAAAGATGAATCTAATCCGAGCGAAGGAGAACGCAAAATATGTTACACAACGCCAATACGAAAAAAGAAGCTTAATATTATGGATATATTAGGCAAAATTACTAAAGACATTGCTATTTTAATAACTATGGTATTAGTAGCAGCATGTTACGAATATTGGATTGTTTACGGTAATTGTGCTACTAATTCTATAAAAACAGTTTTGTCTGAGTCACCATATTCTATAGATAATGATACGCAGCTCAGGAGAAAACCTAAGAAACCACGCATACAAGACACATGTGAACAATACAAACCACCAAGCAGTTCAACTGGTCTAGAGTGGTATGATACATTTCCATATAACTTAATTACAGCTTTAAATAATCCAGAAGAAAAACAAGATCCTAGTACTAGTAAAAACTTTAGTCTAGCAGAACTTGTTAAAATACCAGCAAGATCATTATTATTAGGATTTTTTTATTGCATAATATTTTCAAGAATATGCATGAAAGGATTAGTTGAAATATCCAAATATTTATTTTCTGATATTTTTACTTCTGATAATAGCAAAATTAAGAGATTTATAGCAGGAGTAGTGTTTATAATGATTTTTATGGGTTTATATGGTAATATAGCAGATAAATTTGTAGGGGGGATACCATATATGAATGCTTCAAGTTTATTTTTACTATTTTTCATAATGACAATAACAATCTGGATTCCAAGTATATTGGGTCTAATAATGTCATTAATATCATTTGTTGGATATAGGAGAGATTCATACGACAAATATAAAAAACGCAAAACCGCAACAAACACCGATACAAAACCATTCTCGGAAAAGACAAAAGAAGAACAAGTAGCAGATATAGGAGAACGGTTGTCTAAAATGTGGGATTGGTACTTTATTGTAAGAAGATTTTTTCAATTTAAAAGTAGGTTATGTCCTGATGATGCTGAAGACTTTATTGACGATATCAATGATGACCAAGATGATGACCCAGATGAGAACTTTTACATAAAAGATGAGCATATATTAGACTGGTTTTTTCCAATACGAAGGTCTAAAATAACAATAGGTTGGTATAATGAAACTGTTTGGCACAGTTTTGTAAACTTATTTAATTTTAAAAATTTTAACAAATGCAAGGATGAGGGCGATAATGAACCAAAAAACATCGGTTCTGGAAAGAAAATATATTGGTATATTAGTTCATTTTATAACAACCCAGTGCAACTAATTAATCCTTTTTTCTCATTAGATGTAACATGTAATGAAGTGAATGAAGCATGTAAATCGGGGTGGACAATTGCTACAGGATTGTTTGCTATATTGTGGGGTTTTATTTTTCCGCAATTACGCATATATACATGGGTTGGTAGCATAGCATTTCTACTCTTTTTATGCTTTTTAGTTCCCTTTATGAATTTACTATGGATTGGTTTTATACTTATGATAGCAATGTATTCATTGGCATTTAGTTTATTTGGAAATATGATTGCCTTATTATATTTACATTTATATGTAATTATTGGTTTTTTTTATGTTCCATTTAGCGATTATTCTAAATTATTCAAAATTATTAAGAGTCATGGTAATATACTAACAATATTATTTTGTATTATTGTAGTAGTTGCTAGCGTAAATGTTTTACACCCCACAAGTGTTGGAGTTATTGGGGGATTATTAGCTTTAATAATATTGTACCAATTAATAATTGCTATAGGTATTTAAGATATATTTAAAAATCAATACTTAAAAACCAATACTTAAAAATATTGATTAAAAATATAATAATATATAATTTTCATTTAAAACCAATACTTAAAATATAATATTATTAAATGGGAAAAAAAAACAGGGAGAAAAAACTATCCGAATTGCCGTTTGTAAGTATATGCACTCCAACCTTTAATAGACGCCCATTCTGGGAATATACAATTAAATGTTTTAATCATCAAGATTATCCAAAAGATAAAATGGAGTGGATTATTATAGATGATGGAACGGATAAAATAGAAGATTTAGTATGTAACATTGAACAAGTAAAATATTATTATTACAATGAGAAAATGCCACTAGGTAAAAAAAGAAATATTATGCATGCCAAATCCAAAGGCGATATATTAGTCTATATGGATGATGATGATTATTATCCACCGGAACGGGTATCACATGCTGTTAATATGTTACTAACACACCCAAATGCATTATGTGCTGGAGCAAGCGAAATTTATATTTGGTTTAAACATATACAAAAAATGTTTCAGTTTGGACCATATAGTCCATCACATGCTACAGCAGGAACATTTGCTTTTAAGCGCGAATTATTAAAAGATCATAAATATGATGATAATGCCGCTTTAGCAGAAGAAAAAGCATTTTTAAAAGATTATAGTGTCCCATTTGTTCAATTAGAACCAAAAAAAACAATCTTAGTATTTTCACATATTCATAATACTTTTGATAAAAAAAGATTGTTAGAAAGCGGTGAAAACAACTATCAAAAAACTTCGGATCGCACAGTAGATGAATTTATAAAAGATAAAGATTTTAAGGAGTTTTATACAGAGAAATTAGACGGTTTATTGCAAAATTATTACCCTGGCGATCCAATAAATAAACCAGATGTAATACAACAAATTAAAGAAATAGATGAAGAGCGCAGAAAAATGGCTTTAGAACAACAAAACACACAAGGTCAAATTATTTTAAACCAAGATGGTAAACAAATACCATTAAATAATGAACAAGTGGTTGATATAATGCGAAAACAACAAGAACAATTGCAACATTTTGTTGGTTTATTACAAGAAAAAGATTCAACAATAGTTAGATTAGAAAATAAAGTGGAAGATTTTGAAAACAATAATTCAAATAATAATTCAAATAAATATAAAATACAATTAGAAGAAGAAACGCAACGATTTTCAAAAGTTATACAAGAGAAAAATACTATTATAAGTAAATTAGAAGCTGAATTGGTAAGTTGTAAAAAACAAAAAGAAGAATTTATTGTTGAAATATCTCATGCTCAGACGCAGACGCAAATGCAGACGCAAATGCAGACGCAAATGCAGACGCAAATGCAGACGCAAATGCAGACTCATACTCCGACTCATACTCCGACTCATACTCCGACTCATACTCCGACTCATACTCCGACTCATAGTGATGTTACTAAACAATTAGACCAAGAAAAAGATAATAAACTTATAGTCTTAGAAAAAGAGTTAACTAGTTGTAAAAATACAATTGACAAATTGAATATATTAATTGACATATTGAATAAAAAGTGAAATTTCTATTATAATATTATATTACTATAATATTATAATGTTAGTAGCAGGAATTTGTGGACCATCACTTGTGTATATAGGGTTTTCGCTAATTCAAATATTTATTGACATATATGCAGGTGTTTTTAATAGTGCTTTTTTAAAATTTATAGTTATGATAATATTTACACTAATACTAAATATTTTGTGTGATTTAGGATACATTGTAATTGCTTGGATTCTAGTTTTTATTCCTATAATAATGATGACGTTAATATCTACTTTATTATTGCGAGTGTTTGGATTAGATCCCGATAAAAAAGATTTAAGAAAGAATTTAAACAGTGCTCGTGACGTTAGTTTGAATAAATTTGATTTGACAGACACCGAATTATTAAATCAACAGCGTTATTCCTATTTATATGATAAATTTAGAAATGAAAATAGAATAGATAGAGACAGTCTCCGCAAAGAGTTTTATGATAAAATAGACCTTACTTTTGATTTATCGCGCAACACTTATGATTTATCAAAAAATCCAACAAAATATTTTATTGTTAATAGCATAGTAAATAGATTAGCAGAACAATCATTTGTTAAAGACATTGTAAATTCCAGACTGTATAATGCTATATTTTCAAATAGTTTACGAAATAATAATGCTCTATATAATAATTATATTGCTGCCGGTTACGAAGGAATACCCACAATAAATAATTCATTTTTGAACTTACCAATGTCTCCTTTTGGTAGTGGCACTACTATTTCATTAGCTAGTGCGCGTACTATATCAGGAGATTATGAAAAATATGAAGATAAATATGATAGAACTTATAAGCTAAATGGCTTTTTAAAGTTTAAAGAAAATAAATATAATAGTGTTAAAACGCAATTATATGGAACAAATCCGGTTGTTGATAATACTAAAATAGATAACGAAATAGAAAAACTATGGAATAAATTATCAGCAGTTGAACAAGATACTTGGAATGGAACTAATAAAAGTGCAAATAGTACAAGTGCAAATAGTACAAGTTATGATTATTATAATTTAAATAATCTACAAGAAGCACGAAATAAAGCAGTCGCACAAAGCATATTGAGTGGTGGTCGCTCAGCACAAAATAATGAAGTATGTCCGGCAAATGAAACTCCTGCAAAATTTAAAGCGCGAACAGGGTTAACATGTTATGAATTATGTGCTCCAGGAAAAGAACGAGACTCAACAGGACAATGCGTTCGTGCTTGCCAAAACGGAACATTTAGAGACCCAGCAACAGGCACTTGTGTTGCACGAACTTAGAATAACAATTAAAACAATTAAAAAAACAATATAAAGAATCAACATTTCAAATATAAACAATATTTACTTGACTATCTAAATCATAATTATGTATTACATTCTCTCTAGTTCCTACTAATATATGTTTTTTTAAACATTCACAACAATATGGATGTTTTATTTCATATGATTTAGCATTTACTACTATTGTGGTTTTATTTAGTGCTTCTTGCCACTTATGAATATAACGCCTATAACCATAATTATGTAAATATGTAAAGATATCATACGTGTCTTCATAACAATCCACATTTACACACTTAAAAAGGTCTTCATAACGCCCTAGTTTTGTTAACAACATTTGCCTAGCGACTGTAAAGCTTGTAATCTCTCTATTCATTGTAATAGAAGTTAGTTTTAAATTAATTAAGGATTTAGTATCACATTTTACAATGTTTATAATATGCATTATAATGTCATAAGGCATAGCGTTTAAAGTCATAATTATTTATAACTGCCAGATTAATAACAATTAATAATCAATTTTATTTGTCAAGTTTTTATCAAGTTTTTGTCAAGTTTTTATCAAGTTTTTGTCAAAACTTTTTTTAAAAGTTTTTTAAAGTTTAAAAACAACTTTTTGTCAAAACTTTTTTTTTATCAAGTTTAAAAAAGTTTTATATATATATTAAAAAACATTATAAAATATAGTTAATAATATAATTAATATGCATAAATTAAACAATTTATGGTCTTGTTGGATACATTATCAAAATGAAAACGATTGGACTATTAATGGTTATAAAAAAATAACACAATTTATTGATTTGCAAGAACTAGTGTTATTTGTTGAAAATTTGAATGAAGCATTAATTAAAAAAGCCATGTTATTTTTTATGAAAGAAGACGTTTTACCATTATGGGAGTCAGAAGACAATATAAATGGTGGCTATTTTTCTTATAAAATAAGTAATAATGATATTGTGGCACTTTTCAAAATTATTGTATATAAAATAATTGGTGCTAGTTTTATTGAAGATGAAGCAATATTAAATAACATTAATGGTGTTTCAGTAAGCCCAAAAAAGAACTTTTGTATTATCAAAATATGGATGAAAGATAAAAAAATTCTTAAGTCATTAGATTTTGCAGTTAATAAAGACCCATTTGCTATTCATAGTTTTTTCCCAATAGAACAACAAGTTTGTGTATTTAAAGCTCATAAACAATAAATAATAAATAATAAATTTAACCAGACCCAGATGATGGTAATGGTGATAAACATAATTTGATTTCTCCAAGGGAAGCCACATTATATTTAACAATTAATGGTCTATTGTTTTCTAAATAAATTTCGATTTGATTACATAAATTGGTACATTTAATAAAATATACTAGATTTTTGAGAGAATATTCGCCCTGAATAATTTTATTGTGCTGTTTATTTACCATTTGCATGTTTGCATTATTTTCACTTCGCCGTATTTCCGCTTTGGCAAATTGTCCGGCACATTTAAAAATCAGCTCGTTTTCAACCGATTTTATTTCTATTTTTTCCGAAATATTGGCCAAATCTCTAATAATTTTTTGGAAATCATTTGATGGCATATTAATAACAGACGAAAACTCAATATTTGGGATTTCTAGTTCATCTTGCTCGGGCTCAATCAACTTTAATTTTTGTATTTTAGATTGCTTAATAGTTCCATTTTCAAATTTTAAACCTAATTCTGTAACAATACCTTCATTATAGTCGTCATTTTCAATATAAATTGTGAGCGTGTCATCGTTATCAATTGCGGTAATCAATTTAAACAAATGTAATATATTAACGCCCACAATAATTTTCTCATGCTTACACTCATAAAATTCAAAGTTTTCGGCTTTTAAAAACAAATGAACCAAAATTGTATGTGTTTTATCCATATTTATAATTTTAATACCTTGCTTCGTAAAAATAATATTTGTTTCCAATAAAATGTCCTTTAACGCAGCCATTAAAATGCGAAATGGCGCAATTTGAACTGTTTTTATTGTTAAAACATTATTGTCCCCACAATCATTAGATAACATAACTATTTTAGTTAAATAGTTATTAAATCTTTAAATAGAAATAGTAAATAGAAATATTTTAAATAAATCATTATTGACTGTTTGTATAAATAATATATTTTAAAGACGTAACATTATTTGGTATTAAATATCTATTAAATATAGTTGAAGTTCCAGAATCAAAACTAGTTTCTTGACCATTAACTGGTATATTGTTATTCTCAAAATTAGCACTACTAAATATATAATCACCACCACCAATAGAAACATGTATATATAATCTACTTGGCGAACCAATGTCAATACTAGTTGGATTACTATTTAAATTACTTATGAATATATCAGAATTGTTAATATTATTAATTTTAACTCTTACATATGTATCAGCCGCAGCTCCGGGTCTGTTAGATATTAAAATAAGTGGTGGAGACTCAAGAATTTCTATTCTGGTTCTTAGAGCACTAATACGAGCTAACAAACCATTTTTACATATATCACTTACAAATAAATTATTACAAATTATTTTGCCACCACTTATATGTAGAGAATATAATGGTTCTATTGTATTTATACCTATTCTATTATTAATTGAATCAATACATATTAGATTATTTGGGTCAGGACTATAAGTATAGTCTTGTGAAACGCTAGTAATTGTGCTAATTATTTTATTATAGTCACTATTTGACATATTATTATTTATAAATATTAATATTTAAATAATGTTAAATGAACTAATTTGATTTTATTATGCTTCATTATTAGTTTTCAAGAGCACTAATTCTATTTTCTAGCGCACTAATATAGACTGCCAAGCTATTGCTACATATATCATTTACAATTAAACTTGAACAAAATATATTTCCACCACTTATATGTAAAGACTCTTGTGGGTTCAAAGTATTAATACCTATTCTATTATTAGAAGTATCAATACATATTAAATTATTTGGATCGGGACTATAAGTATAGTCTCTTGAAACACTATTAATTGTGCTAATTATTTTATTATAGTTGCTATCTGACATTTATAAGTTAATATTTAATAGTTATAAATATTTTAATGTTAACAAACTAACTAATTTCTAATTTCTAATTTCTAATTTCTAATTTCTAATTTCTAATTTCTAATTTCTAATTTCTAATTTCTAATTATTTTGAAATATTTTACTAATTAATTTAGCAAATAATTATTTTCTCATAATACTATATAAAATGGTTAAAAAACATATGAAATCGGCTGACAATATGTATCACATTAACGGACATAAATATCAGGTATTAAATGGTTCGCGCGCTCAAGTTTGGCACGGTACAGCATACAAAACAAAAGGCAATCTTAAAAAGCCCGATTTATTAATGAATAAGCGCGGTCACGTAGTATCGCGAAAAGTATATAATCGCGCTAAACGTGAAAAACGTTTAGAAAAAGCGGGTTATTTTACCCAAAAAGGCAAATTTGGTTGGGTTAAACACGACAAGTCAAAGACAAAAAAACGACGAAGCAGAAAATAAGCCGTTAAGCCAATAAGCCAATAAGCCAATAAATCAATAAATCAATAAATCAATAAATTAACTTATTATAATAATAGTACTTAAAAAAATAACATTACTATTATTATAGTTTGCTATAACTATCCTATTTATAATACATTTCTTGTAATTTATAAGCATTTCTTGCAATTTATAAGCATTTCTTGCAATTTATAAGCATTTCTTACAATTTATAAGCATTTCTTGTAATTTATAAGCATTTCTTGCGATTATAAGAAATATTAATTACTATACACAATTTATATATTAATTAATACATTTTTAAATCTTTTTCGTAAACTTTTTTCGTAAACTTTTTTTCGTAAACTTTTTTCGTAAACTTTAGGCAACACTTGTGAGAGATTTAGTATATGGATTGCTTTTAAAGGCAGACAACAATGATTCGTCCATACGTGCGGTGTTAAAGTTTTGGTCGTAAGTTTGTAGCCCGTTTACTTGTCCCATAAAATCAATAGATGGCGTAACATTTGGACCGCCATTATTTATATGACCTCTATTTTGTTGAAGCATAGACTCATTACGAGTAGTTGTAGAATTATTATAGTTATTAAATAAATTCATTGAACCTTGGTTACTACGCGATTCATAAGTCTTATTTACATTATTTTGTTGGGCGTATGCGTTATTATATGGTCGTAGTCCACTTCCGCAAGCATTTCCAGAACCAATATATTCCATATTTGTGCTTGTTCTTTGATTGTCATAATTCTGGTGCTGTGTTACCTGGTAAGCATTACCAGCATTATTTTGTCCTTGAACGTTCACATAATTCAGGTCTATTTTAGCTGTTGTCATTTCTCTATTTGTCACTTTTGTTTTATCATTAATATTGAATAAATGACCAGTTGGAGTTAAACCATTTACATTACCAGTTTGGCGTAAATTACCAATAGAATTTTCTTTTCGTGTTTGCCTAAAAATATCTAATACTGGCGCCACAGAGGCTTTTAGCATACCATATACTCCGCCAAAATCTGTTGCATCTTTGTCTGTGCTTCTATTGTTATTGTAATTAACATAACTGTTATGGCCATAATCATTTGGCCCTGCACCATTTGTACCACTTGCACTAGGATTTATAATGGGTAGGTTGCCTAGTGATTGTTTTTTTGAATCTTCAAAATCTTGTTTAATATATGAGGCACGACCCGATTCAGTATTTGATGTTCCACCATAATATTCACGTGTTGTGCTAATTCTATTTTCCATTGGAATTACTTGTGTGCTTCTAATTGGTGGTGCTTGTTCTACGCCTGTTGTAGTAAACCAGCGCGTTGGACCCGACTCGTATGATTTGTCAGGTAAGTGTTTTTCAACAACTCCTATTTTGTTATTGGGACCCTGCATTTTGACAGGATAAATTGCTGGTCCTTGATGGCCATCCAAATTATAAATCATTTTTGGATTAGTGTCAACTCTTAAGTCATCAACTGACTTAGGCATCCATGACTCTCGTGCCATCATACCCGAATTAAAACCATGACTTCCTTCAACACCACCAGTATTAAGTCCGTTACTATTTTGAGAACCATATCCTAAATCGAGCCCGGGACCAACTCTTTGTTGTTCCCACAAAGTCACATTCGACATTTTCATAGACTCGTTCATGCGAGACTGAAAGAAATCACTATTATTAGGGGTTCCGTTAGGAAGATTCACATTTTCAGATGGATTAAATAATGGAGCACTTTCTGCTTTGGCAAATATTTGACTTCCTGAACCTTGTTTAGAATCTAATATAGACTCCGTTAGATTAATATCAGCAATAGAGCCACGAATTTTTGCTCCATAAAATGGTTTCATATTATTATGTTTAAAATCATTACTATTAGATTGCTGTCCTGACATTAAATTTATATTTGTTGGTGGTTGCCTCAAAATATTTGTTGAGTTAGCAATCAAAAAATTGTCTGTTTGTTGGTTTGGATTAACAAAATTATTTACTGGGTCATTATTTGAGTTGTTTGTAGCTATTAGATCTACAATATTTGCATTATTATAATTAGTATAACCTTCATTCAAACGATTTTCTGTAAAAAATTCTTTTTTTAAAGCGTTATTAACAATAACGTTTTGTTTATTAGTATCTTTTTTTTCTTGTTCTGATAATATGTATATACTTCCTAATAGTACTATTGGTATTGCTAAAGCGGCCATAGTATTTTATATAATATATTAAAAATATTATTATATATTAAATATATAATAATATGAATTCTTAAATTAGTTTTGGTTTTAGTTTGTTATTTGTCGTTGTATATCAAAATTATTGTTTAATTGATAATAATCTTTTTGAATGATTCGTGAACTAATATTGTTATGAAAAGGAATACATATATTTTCTTGTGGATTCAAGTGTAAATAATTGAAATTATTTGGAATAGATTGTTCATTGGCAAAACTATTTATTTCTCTATATATCCACGAAGGGTGGGTAGCTCGCGATTGAGCTGTTATTTCTTCATTATTTACGCTATACCTATTTTGAACATATAGTGGGTTCGTGTTTAAATAATCTACATAATTATTTTTACTAATACTATCTTTGTTTAATTTTCTATGCAAACAATGTAATTCACTTTCCAAATCTGTCTTATTTTGTGATAAATTAGCCCCCCATTTTTGCATGTTAATATGTGGGTCATTTAGTAACATTGGTGATGTGCCATTTCCCGGGACATTTATACTATAGTTTCCAATGTTAGTAGTTTCTTCTAAATATTTTTGAATTCTACATGGGTCATCATAAAATCTTGTAAATGCCATATTTTAATATATTAAAATAATTATTATATTAATATATTATTATATTAATATATTATTATAATTATAATAATTAAATGTAACTATTACAGTGTAAGTATTACAGTGTAAGTATTAATGTATAAGTCTATTTATTAACCCATGCGTGGAAAGCCTACTAAATTAGCACCAATACCAAAACCGGCACCAGAACGTGCTGAAACGCCCATAGATGGTATAAATGTATCTAATATAGAAAATGTAGCAGCTGCCATCAAACCAATAATTGCTATTTCATCAAATTTTAATTGCTTTTGCGGAATAACAAAAGCAACAATCGCAACCATCAAACCTTCAATTAAATATTTTACTGCTCTTTTTATCAATTCGCTCATTGAAAAATTCATTATGTTTTATAATAATAAAGAAAAAAATTTAGTATAATTAAAATAATTATTATATTACAATTAAAATAATTACAATTAAAATAATTATTATACTAATTTACTAAAGTTAATTTATATTAAATAAATACTTAAAAATTATAACTTAGTATATTTTATAAATGACTAATAAAAAAACCGCTAAACCAGTGGAGCCCATTAATTCAAGTAATTCAACAAAAGAAAAAGTTATTGACTTACTAGACGAAGACAGACCAATTAGTGGTCAAAAATATGTGTGTTTAAGCTTTATTTCACCCGAAAATCATATTAAAAAGAAAGAGCTATATTTTTTTGAAAAGTACTTAAATAACTTCGAGTTTAGAAAAACATTTGATAAATATACACAGTTTCTAAATTTTTTAGCATACAAATACAGCTTAGATTTTAATAGTTTAACAAAAGATATGGAAGAATTCGTGGAAGAAGAGCGAGAAAATTTATTTTTAACATCATTAGAAGATGATTATAAATCATTTGTTGATGCTAAAGAAGAAGAATTGCAAAAAGAGTATAGTACACAACACAATTTTCAAACTAACACACGCGGAATTAAAGTACGTGGCGTATTTGGTTCTCAAGAAGAAGCTGAAGTAAAATGTAAAATGTTGCGAGAGACTGACCCAAATCATGATGTTTATATTGGTCAAGTGGGTATGTGGATGCCGTTTCATCCTGAAGCATATAAGACGGGTAAAGTAGAATATTTAGAAAAAGATTTAAATGATTTAATGGCTCAAAAGAAGAAAAATGATGAAATTTCAAAAGAGCAATTCAAACAGCGTGTAAAAGAAAGTAAACAAAAAGCAATACGAGAGAATATTGCTAAAGCGGAAAAAGAAGGCAATAAATTAATGCAAACAATTGATGAAAATGGTAATTTAGTTAATGCGGATAGAATGGATGTTCCTGGTAAAAACTTATTGTTTGGTGATAGCTCAAATGATGATGCAACTACGGCTGAATTACGCAAAGAGCTGTTTGAAGCAGAAGATGTGCTAGTTGGTAAACAAGATAATAATGACCACGGTATTGGAGAGATTTTAAGGCGTCAAAAAGAACGTGCTGAAAAACTGGCTACACTAGGTGAAGAGGAAGTCGAAAAAGAGGAAGTCGAAAAAGAAGAAGTCGAAAAAGAAGAAGTCGAAAAAGAAGAAGTCGAATAAAATAGTAATTAATTTACATCGTTTACATTTTATAACACTATATGCGTTTAAAATGTAAACTATTATTTTGTTATATTATTGGCGTCGCTTAGAGCCTCGCTTAGAGCCTCGCTTATAGACTCGCTTAGAGCCTCGCTTATATTTGGTAAATTTTTTACCAACGGCCATAGGATTAGTTAAATATAGATATTCATTATCAAGTTTTTGTATATCAAAGAATTTATTATAAAACTTTATAGATTCTTTTTTTGATTTAGATTTTGAGTTGTAAGCATGATACAATTCGGCTATTATTTGTAGTTTATTGGTTAATAATGTCGGAACAATATCTTTAATTTGGCTAACATTTACATTATTAAATATTATGTCATCTTTGCCTTTTGCATATTCTGTATATTCATAAAAATCTGTAAGTAAATGGAGCAAATATGTAATATAAATTATAGCATTTACTAAGCTAGATAATCTGTTAAATATAGTAATCTCTTCCGATTTATTATTTGCTATATAATTTTGTGACTTCGCATTTTGTATTGTATCTAGTTTTTTTATTATATCATCATTTGCTATAGACAATATAAATTCTTTAATCTTAGGGTTAGTTATTATATGCGTTTCAATTATATTTACTGCTTCTATTATTTTTAATAAGTATTCTTTGTCTTCTTCTCTATAACTCATTATATATATAATAAAATATTTTAATTATAGTTAAAATATGTTTAATGTGGATAAAAATGTTCGCTGCTAATTATGTTATTTTTCTCATAATATACTTCAACAGGAGCAATTGGTGCTTCTATATAAAAAATTAGACGCAATAAAATTAATATAGATTTATTTGTTACTGCTATTTTGCTAAATTGTAAATTAGTATATTTGTTTTTTTTAAATTGTCTTATCTTATAGGCCATTAAAATAGCATATTTTATATTTATGTAACCACAATTAATAGTATTGAAATATAAATTGAACGCTGTACCATTATTAAATAATTGCAACCATTGTTCTATAAAATGTGTAAAATCGCGTGGCTTCTCAATTGAACCACTAATAGTTACATAAACAGTTGGAAAGTTAGTATAATCGTAGATCGCCCACATATATTAATATGTGTATTAATATTTAGTGCGCTGTAACGTAATAGAAGGCATTATTTATTAAATTTTATGTAAGTAAGAATCGGCGTTTGAAATGTAAAAAGGTTTTAATATTTAGAAAATATTTTTGAATATTATGACCACCACTCCCATTATTTTTTGCTCCCGTTGCAACGGTAGCAAAATTATTACTGTTTATTACATAAGATTCACTATAGTCTTTATTTAATACAAAATAGAAACACTATATTATTTTGCTCCCGTTGCAAAAGTCGCAAATTATTATCGCGCATCAAGTTCTTGAATGAACATTGATGAAGATGGCGCTGTCTCTCTAGCTCTGGATTTAGCTGTAGATGAACTTCTAGATTTGGAGCTGGCTTTAACTTTGGATTTTGTTCTGGTTTTACTAACTAACTTTGAATGTGTGCCATATTCTGCCGGTGCGGAACGCATTCTTATAGACCTTTGTGTTTTATTAGGAACTTCGTTTTTATGAAGCTCATTTATAATAAGCTTACATGTAGGAACAAAATTGCGGATTGCTGAGCGAAGTGCATGGTTTGGATACAATATGTTATTATTTAATCCCAATCCTGTTGCTGGGTCTCTATTTTTTCCTTCTCTAAACCAACGTGAAATAGCACTCCATTCATATGTATGTCCTCCAGAGGTTGTAACTGGGTCAACCATAATCCTGCGGGTAATAGGACATAAAAATTCATTTGGAAAGTCAATTTTTAATTTATAGAAAAGACAAAAATTAGCAAGCTCTATATTAAGAGATTTTGAAGTAGTATTGTCTATGTCCTTTGTTTCTCTATATGGATTATTATTATGAGATGATTCAGAAGCCATTCTTATGTTGGACACAATGCGTTCTGCTGTTATAACTCGCTGTCTAATAGCAGTATTTTCATTCTTTACATTTCTAAGCTCTCGATTCAATTCATCTATAGTTTCTTCAAAACTTTTAATTTCTGATTGTGTAAGCTCATATCCTGTAGTTTTATTATATATTCTATCCATTCTATCCATAGTAACCGGAATTGTACGGTTACGGTTACCATGGAGTCCGAGTCCAACTCTCCAAGCTCCTCTATCAGACATTTATATATAATAATAAATTAATTAAAACTAAAACTAAATAAATAACAATTAAAAACTAAAAAACTAAAAAACTAAAAAACTAAAAAACTAAAAAACTAAATAAAAACACATTACCATTTAGTTTTACGCACATTAATTTTGGGACCTTTTTTCTTATCTCTTATGTTTGGGTCATACATTTCTTCTTCATTATCAGAGTCTAAATTTTTACTAATTTCCCAAAACTCTTTTGACCCTAATTTAAATGTTTTATGATGGTCTGCTTTATACCAAAAAATTTGGTCATGCAACTTATTTGATTTAGCATTATTGTTAATTACTAAACATTCATAATTTTCGGTGCATTGATCCATAACTTGGCAAAAACTTTCAAATGTAGGAAACATACCAGCATAATTCTCATATATACGCCGCCGATTTGCTATGTATGGCTCACGCAATATAAAAACGTAATCAATATTTGTGCGCAAATTGGGGGGAATACCTAAAGGATATTGCATAGTGATGACCAACATTATTTTCCAATGGCGCCCATTCATAAATAACAATCTCATCATTTTATCTTTAGTCCAAGTTGCATCAAACAAACAGTCATCCAATATTACAAATGCCCGAGGGTCAATATTAGATTTTTTATAAACTTCTACTTCTTTTTTGACTTGTTTCATTACTGTTTTTTGTCGCTTCAAAATATTTTCTATAATCGCAGTATTATATTCATCGTGAATAAATAGTTTAGGGACATGTTCAGCATAAAATCCATTACCGGCTTCTGTTCCACTAATAACAGTTCCAATTGGTATATCTTGATGATAGTAAAGTAAATCACGTACTAAATAAGATTTGCCAGTATCACGCCGACCTATTAAAACAATAACAGGACCTTTATTTTCATCTGGCCTAAAACTGATTGATTTAATTTCAAATTTTTTTAATTCTAATGTCATTGCTAATTACTTATTTAATAGTTATATTAAATATACTTATATTTAAACTAATTAACTAATAAATTTATTAATATATTATTTTATTAATATATTATTTTATTAATATATTATTTTATTATATAATATGTGTTGGAATGAACATGTTTCATTAAATACCTTTTTATTTAGTAGTTTTGTATTATTACTTATTATTTATAATAATGAGTATACCAAATATAAAATTCAAGAACTAAATAATCCATACATTTATCTTTTTTTAGCATCTTTCATATTTATGCAACTTATTGAGTTTTTTATTTGGAGAAACATTAATAATAAAGTGTATAATAATATTTTTTCTATATTTGGAATACTTTTAATACTTATACAACCAGTCGCAAGTTTGATGATATTAAAAAATAAACAATTGCGAAATTTACTAATAATGATATATTTATTTTTTGTGATTCCATTTTCAATATATAAATTCTCTACTAAACATATTCATACAGTAGTAAGTAAGCGTGGACACTTAAATTGGAAATTTTTTGGTGTAAATCCATTTAATTTCTTAATGTGGTTATTTTTTCTTTTATTTATATTTTTTTATGAAAAAATATGGTTTGGAATTATATTTGGTATAGTTAGTTTATTAGTTGTTGCTGTAAATTTTATAAATGATGGTAGTGCAGGAAGCATTTGGTGTTGGAGCATAAATTTAATAATGATTTATTATGCATTTTACTTATTACTATATTTGCCTTTTTTAGAAAAAAGACTTATTTGCTAACATCTTCTTTGTACTATATAAACTAATAAACTAATAAACTAATAAACTAATAAACTAATAAACTAATAAACTAATAAACTAATTAACTATTAATTAAACTAATTAACTATTAATTAAACTAATTAATAAATATTTAAATTGTGTTATATATTAAAAAAATTATTATAATTAATTAATTAAATGGAATTAAATTATAGAAAAAATAACAATAAAGAACTATTTGAAGCAATTAACAAAGAAGATTATTTAGATTTAGAAGCTATTCAAAATTATATACCGTTATACGACAATTATTTTCAATTAAATAATACTAATTATAATTCTATAAATTTAAATAATAAAATCAAACTTGACTCTATTTTGGAAAAAGAGAGCTATAATAAATTTGTTGCAACAGTGTTAGATTGCAGTAATA